GGGCGTACGTCGACACCTTTGTAAAAGTCACTTCCGCAAGATTCACGGAATGGGACATCCGAAAAAGTCTTATCCTCATTTAGGATGAAACCTACAAGAGGAAAGATCACCTTAACATAACGGTGAATTCGGCGGGGGTATATAATGTCGTCTCCATAAACAGAGACAAACCCCCGTACATTACAAAGGTTCCCAATCGCCTTAGTAACTGCATAAAATACTAAGGTTTCCAGCGGGAATGTGAGACCGTTACCCATAGGAGCAACCGACTTAGACTCAACTTGTCGGTTATCATATGTGAAAACGTTCGTCAGACACCGAGCGATTGCATAATACCAATCGTCAGGGAGCAACAGCCTAAGTAAGTCATCCGTAATACTATCGGATGCCGAACTTAAATCGGCTGTTACATATCCCAAAGATGTAGAGAATTTTTCTACCATCTTCCGATGTCTGTGTTGTTGACGTCGAATATCGATATCAACTCTCACAAGCGCCTCTTCAATCTGCCTCCCTATACCAAAGCTGTAAAACAGCGAAAGTAGAGTTAGAGGTGTGATTATCCGAAGAGCCTTCCAGCTTTTTGGGACGAATACAAGGTTTAGTGACTCATGTTTCGAGGATTCAAGATCCCAGCCATCGGCTTGGAGATTTTGAATAAGTTCTTGAAGAATACCATCCTTTGGAAGGTATTCTGAAAAGAACCAGTCGAAACATCTGGTTGAGCTCGTAAATGCCCGCGTATTCGACAATTTATTGTCGATATATGCTAAGGCTAACGGGCACCCAACGCTACTCTTAGTACCAAAACGCGAATACCTGACAGTTTTATCTGGAGAATAATCTCCAAGTATCTCAGTACAGAGGCGTCTAGCTTCAGAAAGGACTTTAACGGCAAGACTATTACTATAGTCTACCGTCATAAGAAATTTCTGGTGGGCTAGATACTTCTCAAGGCTCTTTTGCTCGAGCTCTTGCTGAGTATACCTGTCATGCGTAAAATGGTACTCCTTGAAAAGATCCTTGAGCTGGCGACGTGCTTTAAAGTACGTAACCGGCTCAGCGTACCAGTCTTTAGGGAATTGATATTCCCTAAAGGTGGGTGCCCCTTGCAGAAGTGCGAATTCTGATGCACTCTGAAAGGAAGGAGTCTCAGTCAAGGCCGCAAAGTCACTACGTAGACAACGAAAGATATTCGTTGCCAGACTATCTGTGTTGATAGCCCGCTGCTTCTTGGTCTTTGTTTCCATGAAGCTCTCCATGAGTTCAGATTCTGGGTTAGTTAACCCATGAATGGACGAGATATAGTAACCTAATCATCGCCAGAATTGCCGAAGAAATAACATCGGCATACATCCCAAATAAGGGATCTTCTGGAAGATAAATAGGTCCTAACTCGCCCACGATTACGCCATCGAACCAGTCTTCCAGAAGGAAGCTGATCCAGCTAGCGTCATCATCTGAGCTCCGGCGATGAGATAACTGACAATATTAGCTTCAGTGATCTCGGGGTCAATTTCCAATTCACAGCGGACAATACTCTGTGTTAGAGTACCGTCAGCCTTAGTGAATGGAATGGACAACTGTCCAACCCTTTTCGCCTTCTGGATTGTGCCATCAGCCAATTTCTTCGGCTGGCGGCTGCGGTACGTAACTGACTTGCGTGTGAAGTAGTTTACGTCGGACGCGTCAATGGTGTGAACGCCATCTTTTGCCGATTTATCATCGGTAAAGGTAACGTCACTACCACCTGTCGGAGCACCAATTGCGGTGCTTCCAACCTTGATAACTAATCCTGAGATAGCCATCGTTCTTCTCCTGTTGTTTAG